ATTAATGAATTGGGTTGTATCCTGAATATTCATTGGTTCAGGAAGTCCAATTGCTCGTCCCAGTTCCTCGATATATTCTCTTCCAATTCGCTGGGTGGCTTCATTATCGTGCCGGATCATGTGGTACTGAAAAACCCTCCTGTTATGATTAGCTCCATCTGGAGATTCCAGAACTATCAGCTCCAGTTTTAAATGCTCTCCTCTTGGAGTAATTCCATCATCCATCTTGGATTTTGTATCTAATATCTCTGCATAATCTATTGACATCAGATATTCTCCATCCGGTAATGGTTTGAAATCAGTATCAACTGTTCTTGCATCAGCAGAACTAAAGTCGTATGTTCCCATCTTTACTCTCCTTTTTTACCTGTTTCTTAGTTTCTTGTTTGGCATCATTGCCCGAACCTGCCCTAGAATCTTCTATTGCAGACATTAATACTCCCCACTCCAAGTCCAACTTGTCTGGAAGAGCTACCCTCGTTTTACTCTCATAGGAAGGATTATTTCCAATATTGAGCAAACGTCTACCTGTGGTAGTTGGTTTAAATTTAGTTGCCCCGAATCCTGTACTTTCCTGCTTTTTCGTGAAAGTTTCCAGCGAAACATAACACAAAATATCTAGCCACTCACGAACATAGGAACGCATATTTCTTTCCAGGGCCAAGTCCCAGCGATCATACGGATCAAGGTTTGGGTCTTTAAGCTCCACAACTTTTGCATGAGAAATAATAAGGATATTAAATCCCAAGTCCCTTAAAATATCCAATGGTTTCAGCAGTTTTATGAAACGTGCCATTGATATTTGATGACCAACTCCATATCCAAGGTCTTTGTCATTGATTGAACCAGACTTAACTCCTCTTTCCTCACATATCTCTGCATGGACTTGCTTCTCTATATAATCTATTGAGTCAATTGCAATCGTATCCTGTTTAATATCCTTGTGGTGCTTGTGAACATACCTGAAAAAATCAAGAAGATCATCTGTACTTCTTCCAACCAGACTGACAGATTCACAATCAATATCATTAAGTCCACCTTCGGCATCTGCAATCAGGGCATTTCTGGCAAAATAGGATTTGCCTGATCCTCCCTGTCCGTATGCTCCAACCTTCAGGGCTTTCTTCTTCTTACCTTTACTTATCTCTATTTCCATTTGTCTCTCCTTTATAGAATTTTAAAAGTGCGAAAAGTAGACACAGCGACATACTTTTCATTATGCCACAGCTCCGGCATATCCTTCCTCAGTGCCTTCTGATTAAGGCGTGAGCGTGAACCATTTTTCCATTGAACAAGGCGTTCCTTAGATTCTGGAGAATTGACGAATGTTGCATCTTCCATCATGTTTTGCATATCCGTTTCAATCTCCTCCATTCTTGCCTTCTTTGTCTTCATTTCCTGTGCAAGTAAATTTGCCTCTAAATGTAACTCTAAAAACTCTGGAGTTGCATCAATACTTTTCTCATCAGGATCAGCACTTGGAAAAACGTAAAGTGCTTCTTCTGGTGTACGAGCAGGAGGAGATAATTCAGGTTCAATGTAATTTGAATGAAATGCTTTTAGTTTGCTAACTTGTTTGTTTATTGCATCCTCGTCTCGCTCAATCTTAAATACCCTGAAATCGTTGCCTCCTATCAAAACTGCCAACCACCAATAATCCCAGCCTGTAATGTAAAGATAATGATTGATCTGGCAACGATACTCAATTGGGATTATAGGATTTTGAGTTAAGTGTTCGCTATATTCCTTTTTCTTAAATTCTGATGCAGTCTTAATTTCCAAACCAACATTCTGGCCTGTGATCTTTGCATCAATATGTCCGGTTGCCAAGTCCCAATCTTTTGAAACGTATGTCCTGTTTACAAACCTGATTCCCAGATTCATTTCTTTGGCAAACCGCTTTCCAATCTGATCTTCTGCCCATTGTCCTGCCTTTACATAAGGATTTTCACTTAAATCATCCCTCTCCCTTTTTCCAAGGAGTATATCAAATTCCTTATTTGGGTGGCTCCATCTGCTGCTGCCAATACAACCTGCCACGTTACTTCCTGTGTATTTACCCTTGCGTACTTCCGGGTCTTGTTCAGGTTTCATTTTTACTACTTTTATCATGTCTCTCCTATATATTTATTGGGTTAAGTTTTGCTTGAGTCAGGAGATAACAATCACCTCTCCCAAGGTTTCCAATATTAATGTCCTGCAAAAATTCGTCTGCACCAATTTCACCAATCATATCGTAGTCTGGAAATACTCCAACAGACAGGACATATTTATCTGGTGGATTCTCCTTCTTTTTAAGAGTTGCCACTAGATGCCCATCTGGATATGGAGTTGTTTTAACATCATAAGTGACTCCATTACAATCCACACAATCATAGTTAGGCAAAAAATCTCCAGTTTCCAGATCAGGATATATGTTCATCAATTTGCAAAATGCTAATTCACCTGCAAAACCTTCAAGATCAGTTTCAACAAATGACTGATCACCAATCTTTGTATCTGGACGCTTCTTTCTTCTTGCATTTGCAGTTCGCTTTTTCCCAACCCACTCCGCAAGCCTCTGCTCATTTTCTGAAAGAGATATTTTATGAGTCACTTTAGATACTACCAGTATGTACAGGTCAGGCAACATAGCTTAACTTGTCAGTCAGTACAGAGGTGTATATCACTGCGTCAATAGTGTAAAGAAACTTGTTGCCTGACCTAAAAATGTCCTTCTTAAAGATACGAACAATCCTACACCGATCTGCTGGTACTTGCACCTTACTCTGACCGCCTCCCACCCAGCCTGAGATTGTTCGCACTAAGCAACTTCCATGTCGCCCTATAAAGCCTCTATATATTGTCTTGATTTGCAGGTTTTCTTTGCTGCAGCCAGCTTACGCCTAGCTTCTATCTTCCTGCCTTCCTTCATTCTTTTCCTGCTTGCCTTTGCAAATGCATGAAGTTCATCTGTAGTCTTCTTGTGACTACCTTCCAGTAGCATATCTGCATATATATTCATTTATTTGCAACCAGTATTCTCCCTTTTTCTGACCAGAATTTCTTTGCAGAGATATCCCAGATTCCACAGTCTTCAGGAACAATTGCATCAAGGCTTTTTATAAGATTATCTAAATCTGGGGTTTGCTGGTGAGGTCTGCCCACCATATCGGCTTTCTTCTTTTTTGACCAAGACTTTGGCATTGGAATGTGGAATTCCAAGGTAAGCCTGTATCCGGGAATAAACTCGTCATATAAAACAGATTGCCTCAGTTCATCAGCAAATTTGCGGTACTTACGGACACATTTTCTTGGGGGCGATAACCACTTATCACGTTGGGTCATGCGTGGTTTCGCTACAGGGTCTATATCAGCTAACATCATTTAACTCCTCCATAAGTTGTATTTCGTAGCCATATCCATACATGGTCTCAACAGACCAGCCGGATATACTGGTTATATTTACATCAGGTGTTCTTCCATTACATTGAGGTGCAAAGACCTGAATCCTTCCACCATCTTTCTCAAATTCTTTTATTTGCCCGGAATATTCGGAATTGGCAATTGGCAGGGGACGTATTACAACTTTACCTTTCTTCTTTGCTTTTTTCTCTTCGCTTTTTTTTGTGTTCTTCTTTGGCTTACTCTTTTCCTTTTCCTTTGGCTTATCCCTTAATTCTTCTTCCCGGACAGACGTACAGAAGTACAGGGTTGCTGGTTTTTGTTTTGGTTTTGGATTTTCCTTCCGGTAGTCTCTATCTTTTCTATTCTCAAGAAGCCTCCGGCAAGCTACATCACAGCATATATGCCGCTTGTCTCTAGGTTGGAAAGGTTTAGCGCAGAGAATGCAAGGTATTTTTGGTAACTTTGGTGATCTATTCTTGTATCTTTCCTTTTGCTGTTCACTTTTCAACCAATCGTAGCAAGTTTTTGTACAATATTTAATCTTCCACTTTCCCAAATCTTCATTGCAGACAACACACTTCATCCTGCATACTCTTCTTCAAACAACTCTTTAGTCAGGGTCTGATTTGCTTCCTTGACTAAAGTATTTCCGGCTGCATGAATCTTTTCTATCAGTTCTACATTCAGAATCCGGCAGACAGTTTGTTCACTCTCTCCTGCCAGGTATGCAACCGATTTTAGCGTAATCCCCGCCTTTTTCATTCTCCTCCTAAGAATGGTTGTGCTTTCCATGCCCTCCTTTTCTTTTAAATCTGACAAACGTTTTGACAAATGCATTTGTTGTGACAAACGTTTTGGCAAACGTCTTTATAATAAAACTTGTAAACCCTATGAGTGGTTATTCCAATGGCTCTTGCCGTATTAGCTATATATAATATCAAAGATGGCAAATATTGTCAATAAATATTGACAACAAATTATTTTGATTGGAGGGGAAAACTAGGTGGGGAATAGTAGTCGTGGTTCTTTTTACGCAAATGGGCTACAGTCTGTTCGTGTAATTCTTGCAGACGTAATAAATGTCCTATTTTTTCTTCTCTAGTCATAGATCGCCTCTATAACTGCTTTCGATGCAGTTGTTTTAGCCGTTTTGGATGTTCCAACCATTGCCAACATTCCAGCTATAAAGTTCCCTGATGGGCCAAGGTTTGCAAGGAACGTAGGATTAGAGACTGCGGCAACAATAGTCGGAATTATTACCAGAGTATAGAAAGCCTCAAGTGCTTTCTTTTCTGCACTTGTAGTATTGGGTGAATTAGTCTCATCAATAAAGTATTTAATAATTTTCTGTGCAGGTTGCAAATAAAACCCCGGAGTTGCACCAACAATACTTGTAGCCAAGTCTCTCTGGTAACGAATTGCCCTGTATGATTGATACCAAGGTTCTATAAAACCTAATGCACCAGATC